CAATTCTTGACTATTCTCAAATTGATAAACCTTTCCTGATCCCGGTACTTTTCTAGCAATAAGTTTACCACCATATAAATCACCCATATGTCTTACATAAATATGAGCTAAAATCTGATCGCCTTTTTTACCATAGTACAAATTTAAAATATGTTCACGATAAGCTTTTGTACTAGGAAAAATTTCATCGCTAGTTAATACTTTATATCCAAGTTCATAAATATCTTCTTTAATGGCATCCGTTCTTTTAATAGAACGCATATCATGAAATAATCCAACCATTTCACCATAGTATTCAATATCACGATAAACATGATACATTTGTTGTAAATACATGGCATGTTGTTCTTTAGACAATTCACCATTCATCATCATTTGTACAAATATATGACTTTCTATCGCTCTATGTTTTTCGTTTGTATGTTCTCTTAAAATACTCATTGTTTTACCTTTAAAATTTTTTAGTGATCAATTTCCATACTTTATTATAGTATTTCTGGAAACAAACAATCCTGTACAAAAACTTTTACATCTGATTCACTTAACCCTAAACTAACCATTACTTTAGGTGTATGTGGGTTTTGTTTCTGATTTTGTGCGTAATAATTTTGATGATCTTTGGTACTAGTTACTGTATTATTAGTTTCATCTATGACATTCAGATAATGATCTAGATGTTTTCTAGACATAACTAATATTTGTTCTAATTCTATAGGATCACTTACATTACCAGCGGCAATCATATGTTTAGTAAATATACGTTGTGCCCACTCAGGTAATGGACGTGGCTTATTCCATTCTAATTTACTAGATTCGTTAGTAAACCAATCTATTAGCGGATGTTCTGCATCTCCCGCTGGACTAAAATCATGAAAACATCCTGTAATTTTATTTTTACCTGCGACTACATCAAATCCAAAGATAGGAGCAGGATTATGTAAATGTGGGAAAACACAACAATGCATCATCCACAATCCTTTAGAGTCTCTGGCATCTACAACGTCAATGTGTGCTCTACGATATCTACTACTTGCCCAAACTTTATTAATCCAACCTGGTTGATTAAAACGATGCATTCCAGGTTCTTCAATTATACTACCAGTAGCATAAAACTGACTTTCAAAGTATTGTTCTACTTTAATTAGTGTATCCCAAACATTACTCATTATTTTATCTCAAAAAATTGTTTAATCATTGCCTGAGCAATTTCTATACTTGGTCTAACGTTATTAAATCGTTTATCATCAAGTATCTCGCAACATTTCTTAGCCACTTGTTCGCCAAAGAATTCTACTTCCAACATTGTATTTTGACTTGGTGGAGAAATGTATAAACCACAATCATCTGCTATTTTCTTAAATTCCGATTTCATTATTTAATTCCTGTTTATTCAATTTACCATCATAGATAGAATTCATCCATTTGGCATATTGCTCAACCTGATCACCGATTTTTGTCAGTTCATATTTTGCAACAAATTTCATAAGATGCATACCAACACCAGTTTTAGGAACCACTCTCAATTGATCATGAATACATTGATCAACTGCATCTTTTACTTCTTGTGGTTGTGCCGTTAAATCACATAATGTTACATTACGAGCATAATCATCTAACACACGATGTTCAACACCATTATGATCAACCCAACGTTGTAACATTACATTGTTCCAATTGAATCCTTTGCGCTCTCTATCTTGATAAGCGTCAATTAATCCAACTGTTTTTTTAGTGCCTTTAGTTCTAATTCCAGGATATGCACTGAATACATTATCGCTAGTATCACCACGCATACATTTTTCAAACAACAAGTATTGTGGGGCTTCTAGTTTTTTATGTTCTTTTGTTTTTTTGTCTTTAACTTCACGACCACGATCATCATAATATCCTTCAAGAGTAATTAAATGACCAGCCATACTATTATATTGTTTTACATTTGGAGCGATAAGTTGAGCAAAATCACCATCACTACTAATAATGAAATGTTCATCTTCAGTATGAAGTTGTACAAATCTGGCAATGATATCATCAGCCTCAGCCGTAGGACAACGTAATACTGATACGTTTGTTTTTTCGTCTAGAAATTTTGTGAATACATCATAAGTATCCCAGAACATTTGATCCTGTTCAACTTCTTTTTCTGTTAGTGCTGCACGTTTGACTGCACGATTAGCTTTATAAGGAGTATAAAAATCCTTACGCCATGATCTACCTTCTAGTGCAAAGATCACATGACATGGTTCTGAACCAATGAAACGTCTGACAATACTTTGTACACCGCTTAAGGTAAGATGTAATGCCATACCAATCTTTTCCCAATCATCACTATGTTTACTTGCAAAGTGACGGCTTTTGAAAAACAGATTGGCAGTGTCTATGAGAATATATTTCATTGTGATCTTTATTTAGCTTATAATATACGTATATTATACTATAATTAAGCGTTTATGTCAATAAAATATGGATGGATTGATCTAGATCAACTAATTTCTGAACGGCCGTTACCTATATCAGTACGGCGGATATTTCGTAATTCTTCTTTTAATTGGTCAGTTTCCCGATTAATTGGATCGGCAATATTTTGTTCATATACTTCAAGTGCTATATTTCTACAAACTGTTTGAAACCAACGATCAACGATTACATCTTCACTTTCGCCTGGTTTTTGTTGATAACCGGCGCGTGCCAAATTGGCGGCAAATTTACTATTCCAATCTAGTTCAAAACTACCACTATTGATATTATCTGGATCAATATCCATTTTAAGTACACTGATATATGGTTCACCTGCGGCTGTTGCTCGTTCTTTTTCACTAAGTACAACTTTCGGTTCTTTTGGTTTACGAGGTTTGCGTGGCTTTTTAACCACTTCTGGTATTGGTTCTACAATTGGTTCTACAATTGGTTCTTGTTTAACAAATATTTTCTTTAGTGATTCAAACATATTTTTCCTATTTCTTTAATAACCAGATTAAATGTTCATGCTCATGATGCCAAATATATTGAACCATGGGAACTCCTGGATCAAGATATGTGACAATCCCACGATATGCCATTTTTAACCATATGATTCTGTTACTTAAATGACAACGATGAGGTAACCAAGCAAATGTTCTTGTCCATTCCGCTCTAGAGTAAAATAATTTATTACCAATCAAAATCATATTATCTAGTGGCATAGTATATTTATAATATTCAATTTCATCCAATTAATTTCCCCAACGTAGGGCAAATATCAACATTGATTGTTCGTCTTTAAAATAAAGATATGTTCTGACTTTCTCATCCATGTCACGTAATATAACACCTTGTTCATTCATCCAAACTTTATATCTAGAATAAAGTTCGGAATGATCATCATAAGGATTCCGATGAGTACTAAGATACCAATTAGAAGCATTATCTAAGAATGGACTAATTGGTAAATGAAGTTCAGAATCTGTCATTTAATCTGTTACGAAAATAAAAATATCTGATCATTACTATCTCTACGAGCGATTCTTGACTTTGTATAATTTGGACGAATTGTCATATCTATCACATTGCCAACAGGCAATTTTTTATAAATAGTCTTATGTTGCATACATACCTCAGCTTCGATCCATTCCACCTTAGTTTTTAAAGTATCTTCTGAATCAGTTTTAATAAATTTATCTCTAAATTTTAGATTCCATATACCAACATTAATGTTATTTCTATCAAGAACATCTTCTGGATAAATTCCATTATTTATTTGTTTTATTAATTTTTTACGAAAACCACTACCATGTTCGCTTTCAATCTGCTTATCCCAGTTATCCAAATTAGCCATTTGTCTAACAATTCTTTCACCACACGATCTAGTAGTTTCTGCTGGGGAACTAGAACCAATATAAGGAATAGCTATATGATGAGTACATGGATCTTGAGCATACGGGACATAACACATGGCATAAGCAAAATTTCTAGCATCATAATTACTCATGACAGCATAAATATCACCAGCACTAATTAAATTACGACATTTAATTATAAAATCTGGTTTATAAAAATCAATATCATCAAACATTTTAATCATTTTTAATTCTCCTATATAATTCAAATGAAGCTAAGTTTTTACCTTTACTCTCACACATAATATCAAAGTTATCATTGAAAGATAATGCCCAATCATTTACGGCATTATTCCAATAAAAATCACTATGAGCACGTAATTTTTGTTTGTTGATTTTATTCTCAACTAACTTATCACGATTAGGTAAAGTGTTGATACAATGATCTATGAGAACATCTTCACGACTGACTGAATAATGACAAGTAGGGCGCATACCACGCCAACTGTCCACCACACGCATAACACGATCATCGTTCGAATCGATGTATGCAGCTGAGTGTATCCAATTATGGTGTATATCAAGCACAATAGGAACGATATCGCTAATAGTAAGGCAGTCATCTAACCCCCATGAATTTTCTTCGTTTTCGATAGTGATACAGTTACGAGCTTCTGATGACAGTCGGCCCAATACTTCACGGATACCTTGCGGTCCACGTTTACCACTGATATGTACGTTAATTTTGAAGTCTTGGAAACTTTTTCCGTAGCCCATCCATCTAGCCATGTCCGCATGATATTCAAATTCCTTTATTGAGTTTTCTACAATGTTGTCGTTAGCACTGGCTAACACAGTAAACTGACCAGGATGCATAGACAACCTGGTACCACTACGGCGAGCACTATCACCGATCTTACTAAAGTGTTTTTCGCAGTATGAAATAACATCATTCCGCTTCCAAAAATCCCTATAATTAACATGAGTATAAACGGGAAGTATATCACTTGACAAGCGTACCATACGTAATTGTTCATCTAATTTTCCTACTTTTTCTACAAGTTTACGTGTTGCCTCAATGTTACTTACCATCAAATCCCACAGTTTTTCTTCTGCAACAATTTTATTTTGACGATCAAGCCATGCAATGGTTGTTGTACCAGTTGTATATTTTCTAGCATCATCTTTTAATTTGATACCATTAACTTGTTCTGGAGTATCAATCCATTTACAAGCAAATCCAATTTTTTTGATAGTCATATAATTTTATTTACTTCTTGATTCAATAAGTTTAAGAATATCAGGATCATTTTTTTGATCCTCTCGTGGGGCAAATAAAGCGCGATTTCGTGAATCTACTTCAATTGGTGGATCAGTCAGATAATAAATTGCTAGACTTTTTCTATATACACCCGCTGATGTATTACATACTCTACTAAGTCCGTGCCAACTATTTTGAGTAGTATCAAATACTATAGCACGATTGTACAAGGGTGATACTTCTTTTACTAACTTGTCAGGATTTTCAAATAATCCCAAATGACCACCATATGATTCTTTCCAATCTTTAGTTACATATATAATAATGTTTATCTTACGTTGTAGTTCTAATTTAGGATGTAATGAATAGTCTAAATGTTGATTTAATATACCAGCCGAATCATGTATATGCCAACCACCACCATGTAATCCATAATCGGCATATAACTTAACTCCAACATGTTCAGACAAGATGTCAATAAATTGTTGACTATTTAGATAACTAAATAATTGATATGTATATTTGGGAAATAAACCCCAATTATGATTTTGTTTTTTGATTTCTACTGGATTATTATAATTGTAGTAATGATCACTATTGAAGTCTAAAAACTCAGATTCAATCTGTTCAATCAAATATTCCGGAAGAAAGTTATCAACAATACAGTGATCAAATGGAATAGCACCCTTAAATTCTGTAAAGGCATTTTTTAAATTATTGATGTTTACCAAATGTTTCATTAATAATCATTCTCAACTTTTTTCATGATAGATATTTAATTATTAATTGTTCAACTACTAGATAATATCCCCAAAATGGGAAAATTACGGCAAAAAATACTGACCAAAAACCTTTGGCCAAATAAATTCCGCCTAACCAAGCCACAAGTAATATAAGTGATATAAGTGATTTCATGATGAATTGTAACAGATTAATTATTTGTTGTCAACAAAAAAGAAGAACATAAGTTCTTCTTTCGTTATTACGAAAATCGTTGTTGTTGTTGATCAAATCTTCGTTGATCTTCTGCCCATTGATTCTTAAAGTTTTTATTACTACAAAACTTTGAATACTGTTGATAAGCGTAATTACGCATATTGTAAAGACATGATTCATCAAACTTATATCCAAATTGTACACAAAAATCTTTGAACTTTTCCAAGTCATCAAAAATTTGATTTACACGAGGATTAGATTGAATTTGTACTTTAGCCATGATTGTTTCTCTATTGTTTAAAACTATATGTGGTAGTAAATACCGGTTGATTAAAATTCATGATATTAATTTGAATATCATGTGTGATATAATAACTAGCAACATAATCATAAAGTAAATTGCTAACTACTATTAGATCCAACAAATTAGATTTTAACATAGTTTCATCTATATTGTCAATGACTTTGGACAAATCTAAATTGTCAAGATTGGATAAATCAGTATCATTAGTTACTTGAATACCAACGTTAATTTCATATTCTTTGAAATTAACTGGTAACCAAAATAATCTAATGGCATTGAATGAATTTCTAAGTCTAAGTTCAGCCAATGCAACTTGATGTT